GTGATGGAGCACCAGGCCGTCGCCGATGTAGACGCCGACGTGATTCAAGCCCGGCCCGCTGATGCTCATCAGCAGCGCATCACCCACCTGCAGCTCATCCTCATCGTCCAGCTCGCGGAAGCCTGCGGCCTTCCAGCAGCCATCGAACATCGGCGCCGCCTCAAAATCCTGCGGGGTCAGCGGACGCTCCCAGTCGGGCAGCTGCAGGCCCTGCGCCTGCCACCAGTCTCGCGCCAGCGTCCAGCAGTCGGTGACGCCCCACGCCCATTCACGGCCGATCAGCGGCGCTTTGTACCCCGAAGGCTCGCAGCTGCCCCATGCTTCGGTCTTCGGGTTGACGATGTGCCAGGGCAGCCCGCTCTTCTCACACGCGACCAGATCCGGCCCGCTGGGCTGTGGCGGGGTGACCGGGTGGCTATGCACCACGGCCACAATCTCACCTGCGTCTTCTGCCGCGGCGTAGTCATCCGGGTTGAGGATGAACTGATCGGTGCCGGTGGAGAGGTTCTGGCACGGCCAGTACCGCTCGCGGCCCTTGACCACCACCAGCAGGCCACAGGCCTCGCGGGGATCCTCGGCCTTGGCGTGATCGAGTGCTGCGGTGCGCCAGGTCATGGTCATGCGAAATAGGTACCCACACCGGGGTAGCTTCCGTACGGCAGCTCAGCGGTCGCGCCGAAGTGGGCCTTGCAGGCATCGAGCGTCTTCTCGCAGGTGGGTAGCCCACCGGTGTAACCGCACTCCGCCGACTTGTAGACCCACTGGCAGATGTTCGCGATGCACTGCCGCTTGGGTGCCCGCACGCCGGCCAGGTCGAACGATGCCGCGAGCTCGAACTCCACCACGTCCCGCGTCTCTGCCACCTTCCGGTCCACGTAGTAGATCTCACGCGGAAACTCCGCGGTCGGGTCTGGCGTGCCGTAGGGGTTGGTGCCGCCGGGGAAATTGGCGCCGTCGATGTAGCGGGCCAGCGTGCGGATCCGCGTCAGCTTCGCGCCCTCCAGTCCATCCGGCAGGCTGAGCAACAGCGCTGTGATGGTGCCCATGATGTTGCTCACCCGCACCTTCGGCCGTGGCAGTTGGCCGTTGCCGCTGTACTCGAAGCCCTCGGCCTCGATCGGGAAGCGCAGGTACTCATTACCGGCCCATCTCAGCGCGCCGTTGTTGTTCAGGCTGGTGCCAGCGTGGAAGCGGTAAATGTCCGCTACGCCGTGCTGCGTCACGTTCAGCTCCAGCTCGAATAACTCGATGACCGCGCCGGGGGCAATTTCTTGCAGCGCGGAAACAGGTACGGTCACGGTTCAAATACCTGCATGAAGGTCACGTCAATTTTGCTGCGCTCAAATTCAAATAACTCGCGGGTCCAGTTAGGGCAAATCCATTTGTAGCTTGTGGCTTCGCCTGGTGGCGTCCAGTCAAACGATGCCGCATCTGCAGCCCGTGCATCTAGGAACGCTTCGATGATGTTGGCGTCGTCGTCACTGACGCTAAATGTAAGCCGCCATTCTTTCGGGTTTTGATTGAGGCCAAAAGTGATGCGCTGCTGGTAACCGTCGCCAAATTGCGTGGTGCGAATCTTTGGCTGGCTGCTTTTGGTGGCCGAATATGTCGGCTTGTAGTTGGGGAAGGTAGCCATTACACCAGCAAGCCTCCAGGACGTTTTTGCTTGATGAGTTCCTGCTGGACGGCGGCGGCGATGACTCGACCCAATTGCTTGCCTTGCTGATCGTCGCCTTCTACTTTACTGCCGCTGGCATCGACGTTCACTACGACATTGGTGTCGCCGCCTCCAGCCAGTTGGTTGTTAGGCACGATGGACCCGCTGCGGCCAGGCACAAACAGTTCTGGACCACGCTCGCCCACGATGTAAGGCGAACCGCCGGTGACGGGGCCGCCATTGGCGCGTGGCTTAGGCTTAAACAAGGCGCCAAGCAATCCGCCTCCAGTGCCGGTGCCGGAAATTGCACCAAACAACGCCATATTAATGGCTACGTCCAAAAGCTTATTGGCAATGTTTTTCAATACGCCACTAGCCACTTCGCCCAGCGTCTTGGTACCATCGACGGCGCCTTGTATTGCATCGACAATGCCCGACTTGATAGACATGCCAATGTCAGTGTATATATCTTTCAGCTGTTGGGCGGCAGTCTTGGCCGCTTCTTGCTCTTTGGTGAGCTTTTGAATCTCGGCAATTTTCAGGCCAAGCGCTTGCCTGTCTGCATCGGTTAGAACGATGCCAGCCTTCTTAAGTGTGTTCTCAATTTCCAGCAATTGCAATGCTTGCTGCTGAGCTTCCGTCACAGCAGATATCTTGATCTTTTGCATGTCAAGGTTGACAATCGCTTCGGCAATTGCTTGTTGTTGCTGGCGGTATTGTTCTTCCGCTTTGCCTGTTTGCTCGGCAAGCAGCGTATTGGTCTCTAGCTCAAGCTCGAGTCTTTTTGTCTTGAGATCATTGGTGGTTTCATCAAAGGCCATGGCGGCCCGAGTCTTATCATTCTGAGATGCGATAATCTCTGCCCGCACTCCTGCCCGCTTGGTTAATGTTTCATCGATAGCGCCAATCTGATACTTGATATTTAGCAGCTTTGACGAGTATTCAACCATCCGCTGCGCCTGCTTTGGATTCTCACTTGCGGCTGCGGTGTTCATCATCTTTGCAGTGGCCGCAGACAACCTTGCTTGCTGCTCTTGCAGTCTGCGTCCAATATTGCCGCCAATTAGGTCATCAATGTTGAGCGCTTTGCCGCGCTTCTCTTTTTCAGTTCCTGGCAGCAGTGCTGGGGTCGCAGGCGTGGCCTGTCGGGGTGGCAGCAGAGTGCTACGCCCAGTTGGTGCCACAAGGTCTAGTTTTTTGTCAAGGTCTTTTTGTAAGCTGGCTCGAAGCTTGCGCAATTCAACGATCTTTCCTTGTATTAGCTTTTCTGCGTACGGAGATGCGTTTTTGAGTTGCGACTGATTAGCGGCAATCATTTTGTCAAGATCGCCGATCTGCTGCTGTAGTGTTCCTGTGTCCTGTCCTCGTAGGTCGGTTAAAAAGCTTTTATACTGCTGCTTCATGAACTGCAAGTTGCTGGCAAAGCTGTTGGCTAGCTCTGTCAGGTCTGTAATAACTTGGGAAATTACGGGCGAGAGGGTTTTGCCAATTTCGCGAGCGAGGCCGTCGATGGAATCTTGCAAGGTGCTGAACTTGCCTTGCAACGTATCACTCTGCGCAATAGCGCCATTGGCATATTTGCCGCCTGCATTGGTCAGCCTAATAACCGCAACCTCAACCGCCTCGGCTCCGATGCGGCCTTTGCTCAGCGCTTTCTGGAATTCCTCTCCAGACAGCCCATACATCTTGCGCAACTCTTCCTGTAGCGCAATGCCGCGCTCTTGGAACTGCAGCAGCTCCTCGCCTTGCAGCCTGCCTTTGGCCTGCACTTGGCCATAAGCGGTGACTAGGCCTTGCAACTCAGCGCCAGTGGCGCCGCTGACATCAGCCAGCCGTTTGGTGGTTTCGACTACCTTGTCGGCCTGAATGCCAAACGCCTGTAGCCGCTTGGCCGAGTCAATCAGCTCAGCGCTTGTAAATGGCGTTACAGCACCAAGCTGCTGCAGCTCTTTGATGATCTGCCCAGCTTTTTCTGCGCTGCCGGTCAATACTTCAAGGCTGCGCGTTTGGCTTTCTAGTTCAGCCGTTTTGGCAAATACAAATTTGAATGCCTGTAGCGCGCCAAAAGCAATAGCGAGTTTGCCAGCAGCTGCCGCAATGCCATTGAACGCCTTTTCTGTCGCGCCTGCCTGCGCCTGCACTTCGCGCAGCTTGCTAACAGCATTGCGGCTGTCGACGTTAATCGCGACATTAGCGACGACAGACACAGCGCAACCCTACCGCCTTTGCTTCATTCTACGCTGCTGCTCCTCGTTTTGAAGCTCAAAGTAGCTGCTCCAGATGAGCAGCTCCTCTAGCGTCACCTCTTGATTGAGCCTAGCCAAGCTATAGCCAAGCTCCTTTGCAACGCCAAGCTGCAGCAACAGCAGATTGTCTTTACTTAGCTCCTTCTTTAATGCTTTTCATGTCCAGCTGCTCGGCATCCTCTGGATTAGTGATGATCGCCAGCATCATGCCTTGCAGGTCAGCATCTAGCACCTCTTCCTTGAGTTCGGCAATTTCACCGGCCGCAAACAAGCGCTTACCGGTATCGTCCATAGCCTTGGTAACCAGCAAGTTCAATGCAAAGCCATTGGTATTGTTGCCGCCAGGCATGCTCTCTGCGCGTTCGCGCTCGGCCATTGTGAGTGGCGCGGAGTAAAATTCAAACACACTGCCATCGGTTAGCGTTACAACCCGCTTGGTTGGCGTCAGGTTGGCTGCTTTTTTGAGGCGAGCGAGCGCGGATCCCATAAAAATTGGTGAGTTAGATGTACTCTAAACACAAAAAAGCCCCAGCGCAAGCCGGGGCAATTTGCTATCAGGCGCTGGTACTGAAATCAAACGTCGGCACGCCAGCTGGACGGAAGGCAATTTCCACCTGTTGGGCATCGTCAGGATTGACGTTCAGGCTGGCTGAGGTCAGCACTGCATCCATGGCAATACTGCGGCTCAGCGCTTCAGTTCCCTGCTTGTCGGTGTACAGCTTGAAGGCGCAGCCCACCTGCTGGCGCTGCAGCACGTCTTCCACCATGCGGTTAGACAGTGCGGCGTCTTCGTTGGTCACGTAGACGGTGGCGGTGCCATTGCCGTCGGCAAAGCCAGGGATGTAGGCACGGAAGGGTGCATACTGCCCAGCGGCTTGGCCGATGGTGGTCACGTCAATCTCAGCGCGGCTGATTTCAAATGACCAAGACTGCACTTGCCCAACGGCAGCAAAATCGGCGTAGTACACCTCAAACTCGTTGGGTGCCACTGCCGTACCGTCGTCAGTGATGGCAAGGATGGTGCCACCAGCGGACGTGGAGACGGTCAGCGCACCAGTCGCAGCTGTGTAGCTGAGGACGTAGTAAGTGGTGGCTGCATCAATGGGCGAGGGCAGCGTGCCAGTGCCGGAGCCGCCGGTCTGGCTGTTGATGATGCGGAACTTCACTGGATCGCCGGCCTTGAAATTCAGGTACGGCTGAACGGTGATAACATCCGTGCTGGCATTAACGCCGGACTCGGGGAAGTTGCCGTTGGTGCCGGCGGGTTTGTAGTAGAGGGCGCCGGACGTACCGGACAGAACAGTAACAGC